ATCATCCAATCGTAACCACAGAATCCTTTTGACTTCCTCTCTAGTTTTCTAGCTTCATTAGCTGTCATTCGTGTGGTTGTAACACAAGCAGTCCATCCATCGTCCCACCTGTGATAGAACGACTTGTTCCAATACTCTTTTGGCACATCACATTCTCTGCGTGTCCGCACAAATAACTGTCCTTCTTGTGACCATTTACCATTCCACGAACCTTTGTTTGGCATTGATAATTCAAACACTATCATCCTGTTCACCTCTCATATCTGCCCCACACTGTGGACAGAAGTTTATAAACTTAGCGCTGTTCGGGTCGTACTCCGTGCCACATTCAGAGCATCGACATCGTGGGATATATTCAACTCCTCTCGAATGTTCCACCCTGTCAACCCAACGTTCCCACTTACCACGCTTCCGTTCTGACTGTGCGGATGGCAAGTCTTTTAAATCCTCAATAATATGCTCTGCGACTGGTCTTGTTTCGTGCCATTTATCCCATGCTAGTTTTCCGTCATGCCTGCTGATTAAATCGTTCATCTCCAACCTCCTCTTTTTTTGTCGCCTAGTTGATGAATGTGATTCTGTACGAATTGGCGATATGCCTTCCGAGTGAATGGGATGTCTAGCTCTATCCCTAGCCGGCCGGCCACCGACTCAGCGAGCTCGATCATGCTCTTAGTCGGCTCTTCGTCCGGCGTCGTGTCCCACCACTTATCGGATATATGTCTATATCTCACTGCTTAGCCTCCAATGCGAGTTCGCCCGTTCTAAGCATCTCGATCGATTTTCGGAGATCCACCGGGAGCGCCATATCGGCCTTCCGTCGAGCCGCGATCTGTTCATAGATCCTCATGAATTGGCCACGCGCCACGCCGATGTCGTTAGCATTCACATCGCACAACTCCCGGAATCCGAATCTCTCGGCCGCCTCCCGCGTGACAGGATCAAGGCTCTCGAGAGCGGCGGGCTGTTGATAATAGCCGAATCTTTTTACGGCTCGAAGCACCTTCGCCCACGCCTCGCCGCTCTCCGGGATCTCGGCGTTCGCCACCTCAGCCGTTCCGCTTCTGACATCCGCGATCGTCGGCGGCCTGCGCTCCGTCATCATGTACTTCTTCACGGCGGCGCTCGCCACCTCATACGGGACATCACTCAGCAAACCGAACCATACGTCGAACGCGTCTCTGTCCGGAATGAATTTAGGATCTGCATACACGGCTTTCATGCCCTTTACAAGCACTAACAATTCTTCCCTAGTCATCACAGCCTCCTATTCTTGGTATGGGTTGAATCCCCAGATCGTGACCTGTGCGGCCTCAGCGTCTAGCCTTTCCTTCGCCATGCCGTAATAATCCGGATCGATCTCGAAGCCAACATATTCATGATTCAGATTGTGACAAGCGATCAAGCTCGACGCGCTCCCGACGTGTGTGTCGAGTATCGTGTCGCCCGGCTTCGCGAATCTCGCGATAATCCATTCATACAACGCCACCGGCTTCTGTGTCGGATGAATACGGTATTCTTTGTTCTTCATGTCCTCTTGAAGCATACCGTTCCACTTATAATCACAGATGCGACAAGGCTCTTTGAAATCAGTCCATGCTATTTCGCAATCGGCGAAATTCATCCCCCGCCTCTTTTTATCCCATATGATCAAGCACTCCGTTTTTCCCAAGTAATCGAGAAAATAATTCCCGCCCCAGATTATTCTATGTTTTGCCACTCGCTCCAGTTCTTTGAAATATGCGGCGTCCGGCGTGGAGCTATCGTCGAACGCCTTATAGATTTTGGGCTTGATAACATCCTCCCGCCCACTTTTACCGCTATTTTTTGCGCTTCTGTTCGCGTGAGGAGCTACACCGCCGCCCGCGCCCATCGTCGCGGAGCCTATGTTGATCCCATACGGAGGATCGACGATCGCAAGATCGAAGTACTGATCCGGGAACTCACTCATCCCGGCCATACAATCCATGTTGTAAAATCCGAAGTCTAACATCCTGTCACCTCACAGCCAACTATCAACGACGGACACCCTGTCTCTGATCGAGTCCATATACGGCGAACTCGTCGAGCCCTTCAGCGGGAAGAGACCCTGCCACCCGTTCTCAATACTCTGATCCAAAATAGCCACCGCCTTGTCTACGTCAAGAACACCGCTGACATCTGTCGCCATGCGCTCGAGCTTCTCAGCGTTAGCCTTTCGGCCGGTCTCGCTCTTGAACGCCTTCCTGCTTCTGAGATAGTCATGGTATCGAGCGTTGAGGCGATCGTCGTCGAAGTACCTTTTGGGGCCCTTATTATTATTCTTAATAACCTTTAGGTTATTATCATCTTCATTATCATTTTCATTATCATAGGCCTCTTGCGTGCATTTGCTTGCATTTGCTTGCTTGTGCTTGCTTGTGCTACCTTTTGACGACGCGGCGGCTCGTCTTTTCTCACATACCTCGGCATACTTTCGATCGTTTTCGTCGATCTTGGCCTTGATCATGGCGAACACGGCCGAGAGGATAGGATCGTCGACCTCGACGTCGCCCTCGCCTGTGTGATAGGCGAACGTCGCCTTGATCAGTTGGCCCGCCTTGTCGTCTGGTAAGCTCGCGAAAAGAGATTGCCAGTCGTCACTTAGTATGAAGTTCCCTTTACTCATGTCCAACCTCCACGAGATCCATGCTCATGATCCACTCGCGATAGATCTCTATCCATGTATCGAGCTCCATCGTCACGAGCCATTTACAATTATTTTTTCTGTGGAATACGGCCGGGATCTCGTCGGCCCTTGCGTCGCGCTTCGACTGATCGATCGCGTCGTAGACGTTCAGCCGCTCGTTCCGCTTGCACTCGATGTGCATTCCCGGGAGCCCGATCACGTCGGCGTCGCCGTTCGCGCCGGAGTATTGCTGTCCACGTCTCGCGTCGAATCCGTATCCACTCAGTACAGAAGCGAGCTCTCTCTCGCCTCGCTTGCCCTTGTCGCGGCTGTTCATGACGCCACCTTGTACACGGCGAACGTGACCTTCTCGCCGAATCTGTTTGTTGCTGTCTTCATCGTCTTTTCTATGTTGACTCCCTCGTATCTCCGGAGATCGTAGATCCGGGCGCCGAGCCTCATGATCCCATATTCTTCGTATGCCTCGCGGCTCGATATCGAGCCATAAATCTCGAGATGACGCTTCACCTTTTCGGTCTGTGTCATGCCTGCCTCCTTCCCGCCCGGCGCTGTCGCACGCCGGGCCGTCTGTGTTTGCGTGTTGCGTGTGTGATACATGCAGAAAGGCCGATTCTATGCGTGACAGAACGGTCTACTGGTTACGATTGAATATGACCGACTCGACAAGCCGGAAGGCCTGTTCGTCGGAGAAGCCCACCTCTATAAAAGACTCATAGAGCTCTCGTGTCGTCGTGGCCACGCACATGGCCGCGAACTTGCTGTCGTGGCTGTCTGTCTCGGCCTTTGCTTCTGCCTTCTTGAGGATCTCCTCGATAAAGTCCATCTCTGTCATAAGTACCCCTTCCCGAACTCGCGGATAAACTCCTCACGAGTTCCAATTTGATCTTCGTAATATTGTTGGCATTTTGTTTTCAAGTAGAGATCGATCTCTCTAATGTCCTCGTTCCACGTACAGTGTGCCCCGTTAGGATGTAGATCGGCCCGGAGTGGCGCGATAAATCCATACTTCTCGCTGAGACCTTTTCTCGCCCCTCCGAATACGTGATGGCGTTCCACGTAGCCGACGCAACCGGTGAGGATACATCGATCCAGATCTTCGGTGAAGATGCTAGTCAGCTTTTTTCTCATGTCTAGCCCTCCATAGATCCGCCATCCGCTTGAGCTCGGCCGGCGTCGCCGTCTCGATCCCGAGCTCCTTAGCCTCTGAGATCGTCCCGTCTATCAGCCGAGCCATCTCGGCCGAGTCGTATGTGTGAGATCCTCTCATCACGTGATACACTCTATAGAGCTTGTGATCGTCGAGCTCCCGCGTTGCGGCCGTCGGCTTCAGATGGATGGTGTCGAGCTTCTGCCATTCAATCGCGTCGAGCATGATGATGTATGTCAACCCCTCACCAGTGCGATCATATTGGCCATAGGACGCGATCATCTCGTTCTTCACCTCGGTGATGGACGCTCCTATCTTCTCGGCGATCTTGCCGACCAACACGTGGAAGTAGGCATTGCTGTCAAGCGAGCGCCTTTTTCTCCACCTCTTTGCCGTGATAACAAGTCTCTTTTCCATGAGCTCCTCGGCGATCGACAGATCGGCCGGGCCGTCTGCCGCGAACGTGAATCGCGGCGTCCCGGTTTTGTAGTCTGTGGCCATGCTGATCAAGTAGCCCGTGATCTCCATATCTATCTCCATTCATTGATTCTGTCTCGGTATTTATTGAGCCACATGAATTGGTCGATGGTCATCTGATCCAAGGACTTCAGATTCATCTTCGCGAGCACGGTTTCGAGATCCACTCCCTCGTTCTCGCAGAGAGCCACGACCGCCTTCTTCTTCGTGGCGTCGAGCCCAGTTTTCTCGGCCGGCCGTTCCGCATCGTCAGCGGGCAGATCCTCGCCGGCGTAGATGTAAAGGCCGAGGCCATGACGTGCGACGGCCTTCGTGAGTGATCTCTGAATCGCCGTGTTGACGGCGAAGCTCGTGATCTGGTCGATCGGGATCGAACGATTCCGGTGATCCATGACGGGCAAGTATTCAACATGTTCGAGCCCCTCGATCGTGACACCAGTCTTGACCCATGCTGTCCGGCCGTCTGTGTGGTAGAATCGGCCTGCCTCGTCTTCATAGATCGTATAAAAGGCCTCCGGATAGTTTTCCTTCACACTCGCCCACGCCCACGCCCACGAGAGATATGTGAGCCCGTTTTTGCGCTCTGTGTGAGCGTTGACGTTGATCCTTGAGAGCGTTGCATATACTGATTTTTTCTCTGCCATGTTGCACCTCCTAATGTTAAACTCTATACGGCTCGGCGGACGTCGCCGCGTCCCTCAGCCGGTTCTCGATTTCTTCCTCAGCCTCATCCCGGAAAACTTCCTCGAGACACTCCCTGTGATAGGGATCGGCATAGTAAACATATACATTCTCGCCGTCGATCCTCTCGCCGCACGCGTGACAGATCGGTCTATGATCGGGCCTCTTTTCTTCATCCGGCACTAGCCATTCGTCCCAGTCAATCGCCATTCTCTTCGGCCTCCTCCGCCTTGCTATAGAAGTCGTAGATCTCCAAGATCATCTCGATGGTGTCCATTTTTTTGTAACTCGGAGCATCACCACGGACGGTTTTCTTGATCGCCTCGACCGCTGATCGTGCGGCCACAACTTCCCTCTGCTTTTCTCCGATCATCTCGAATACTTCATACCATTCTTTTACGTCTGCCATTTTCAACCTCCTACACATCAAATTCATCTAGCCTTGTTCGTGTTTCCTCATCGATCTCGTCCTTGCAATAGCCCGCAAGCATGACGCCGAGCGCCGATAATGCGATCATCGGGATGTACTCGCCGACGGTCATGAGCTCCAAGATCCGGAGCGCCGTCACGATTAGCCCGAGCCACGCCGACGCAAGGATTGCGGCCCCTGTCAATATGCGATCGAAGATCGCGTCTCTCTTCACTTGCCTTCTTGTTCTGATCCTGTTCATCTCGTCATAACCACCTTCCAGAGCTCTTCCTTGTCGAGCTCGTTGGCCTTCACGAGACCCGCAAGCTCGTCGAGCGTGATGCGGCCGGGCCTTTGTGCCCGCGTGTACAGTGTGCGATACGGAATCCCCGTGTCGTGTGATAGCTTTGTCTTGTTGCCGCCAAACAGGTAGCGCCGAGCGATCTGATCGCCTCTCATGCTATCGCCTCATTCTTGTATTTACCCGGTTCTGTGATATTTTCGCTCAAAAAAATATCCTCGACCTCGAGCCCGAGTCTATTGGCGATCAAGATCGCGTTGGAGATCTTGATCTCCTCCGGGTTCTCTTCCCATGTCCTATAAGTGTTCGGATGCACGCCGCAGATCTCGGCCATCTCGGCCTGTGATACGCCCTTTGCGCGTCTCCATTCCTTTAATGTTAGACTCATGTATACCTCCCTTCCGTTTCATCTGTTGCTTACTACATTTATCACAATACACCCTATTCTGTGTTATGTCAACAATTTTTCCCACAGTTTCAAATATTTATGTTATAATGTGATTCTAATATCGATGAAGGGAGATGATCTTGATGGCAATCAGCGCAAACTTGCGAGACCTCCGAAAGCGGAACGGTCTCAGCCAGACAGAGCTCGCCGAGAAGATCGGCGTTTCACAGAACACGGTCTCGTCATGGGAAACGGGCCGGACAGTCCCGTCGATGCGAGACATGGCGGCGATATGTAAGCTCCTCGACGTATCGCTCGAGCAACTAACCGGGACGCGTGCGCGAGAAACGGGTGAGATATCATACGAAGATATCGTCGTCCGAATCCAGTCCCTCGGCCTTGACGAATTGCAAGAGCTCGACCGGCTGATCCGACAAGCGATCGACACGCGGGAGAGGATTCTCGAGCTGACACGAATGCAGGAAGAACAAAAAAAGATTCTAAAAGAGTACGCCGACCGGATCAACGAACTTCAGAGGCAGATCGGCGGATCTCGCGGTGATGGCCATGGCGAAGATTGAGAAGCTCCCGTCCGGGAATTATCGAGTCCGGGTCGTCATCGGACACACGGCCGACGGCCGGCCGATCCGGAAGTCGTTCACGCACTACGACAAGACTCGGCTCCGAAGAATCGCCGCCGAGTATGCCGACGAACACAGGGACGTCACCCACAGATCCACTGTCGCCCAAGCGATAGACGCGCTCTGTGATGCCAAGGCGCCGATTCTGAGCCCCTCAACCATGAGGGACTATAAATCTATGGCCGCGACGTTAAAATCGAACCACGGGCAATTCTGCCGGCTCTACGTCGACGATGTAACTCAGCGCGATCTTCAAGCGCTGATCAACGAGATGGTCATGGCCGGGAGACGGCCCAAGACCGTCAAGAACTACCACGGTTTTCTCTGCTCCGTTTTCAAATACGCCGAGCACACGATCCCGCGTGTGAATCTGCCTCAGCCGGAAAAACCAGTGATCGAGATCCCCGAGGCGGACGACGTGAAGAAGCTCATGCAAGCCGTCGCCGGATCTCGCTTGGAGATCCCAGTCGGCCTCGCCGCTATGGGATTGAGGCGCTCCGAGATCTGCGCTCTCTCGATCGAGGATCTCGAGGGAAACGTGATCCACATCCACCGTTCCGCAGTGTATGGAGCCGACGGCGCCGTTCATATCAAGACGACGAAGAACTACTCCTCGGATCGCCGCGTCATGATCCCGGATCGTCTCGCTGACAAGATCCGAGAACGCGGCCTTGTGTGGGATTCCACGCCGGCCGCTCTGTCTGACTGTTTTTCTCTGTTCCTCAGATCCCACGGGTTCCCACACTATCGTCTCCACGATATGAGGCATTTTTTCGCCTCGTATTGTCACAACGTCCTCCGGCTCTCAGACAAGCAGATCCAAGCGATCACTGGCCACAAAACTTCCGAGACCCTCCGGAGAGTCTACCTTCATACACTCGATCAAGACAAGGCGGCCCGAGATGCGGCCGACAGTATTGGCGGCCTTTTTGTGTGACATTCGTGTCCATATTCGTGTCCACCGTGTCCACGAGAGTCGGCGAAATCCGGCCAATTCACGGCCGGATCATGCCGATCGCAAACATGAAAAAACAGCTCAACCGTGCGGGATTTCCCGTGGTTGAGCTGTTTTTCTGTTGATGCCGGTGGCCGGACTCGAACCGGCCACATATCACAAAGAGCCCTCTATTTATGGGGCTCTCCCGTCCCCGTGTCCATTTTCGTGTCCATGTCCGCTCTGATTAGAGCTTTTATGTATGCCTGTTTATTCTCTACGCTGTCTAGTTTTTCGATGATGTCGGCGTCCGTCTCTAAGTTAAGCTTGATCGCGTACATCTTGGTATGAGTCTTGTCGTACTTAGCGACAGCTCGCCGTCTTGCTTCTGTTGCCATTACAGCCCCTCCTCGCAATATCTTAGCAGATCTATACGGCCGTTTTCAATACATTTAGCCTCACGATGCAGGCAAGCCATTGTGGCGAGCTCTTTCGCGTCTTTCCACTTCTCGTAAGGAAGCCAAGCCACCGGGAGCGGCAAGCAGAAAAACTCTTGTGCCTTGTCGTCCAGTTCCGCAAGCCTGTCGTATTCTGCCTCATCCCACTCTGCCTCGCCGTGGAGCATGTCGTACATGGTATTCTGGCAGATGCTGTGGATTAGGTCGAAATTGTGCTGATTTTTGTTGGTGCTGAATGGATAGAGCTTATCGCACTTGTAACGCGTCCCCCACTCTTTACACTTTGCGACTTTCCTATCGCGCTCCTCTCGTGACTTGCACGTCACGCTGTGCCGTTCGCCGTCTGCCTTGCTGATCCAACTAAGCCGGAAGTATTCGTCTCTCTTCATGATAGTCCTTTCTGCCCGGTTTAGCCGCCGGGCTCGGCGTGGTCTTTTTAGAATTCGTAATCGTAATAGTAATCAGCCCGTCCAAATGAGACATTCGCCTTCGTCCTCTTGGTCTGCTTTCCCTTTTCCCGTATCTTGTCGATGTCGAATCCGGCTACACAGAGACGGATCTTGAAGTTGATATCATTGTCGATGTCGGCGATATCCTCGGCCGTGATCGTCGTCGTCCAGTACCAGACGTTCCCACGGCGCTCGAGCTTATATGTCGGATTGTTCTCGTTGCTGACAAGTTCCCAGTTGTTATCCATGGAGCCTTCGCCGGCGTGCCTGTGATCGAGAAGTCTGATCACGACATGCTTCTGATCGATCACCTCGATCACCTCGTACGCGTGGCGATCGCTATATGAGTATTCTGTGACGCCTGTCCCGACTTTGATCTCGTCGCAAAACATACGACCTTCTTCAATCCTGTTTGTCATATTCCCGTACCATCTTTTCGACATTGCTTAGTCCTCCTCTTTGTTTTTGCTATTTTCCGAGATCCCCGAGGCCGCTTACGCGACCTCTTTGTATTCCTCTCTGCAAGTGTCGTAGCTATAATCGGTAAAGCCTTCAAAGCTCTCACTATCGATGTTGATTCCGTATGTGTATGTGCCGTCGATGTCGTCCTTGCCCGTTACGATTTCCCAACCGTCTGCGACGATCTTATCTGTAAAATTAAAAAGTGTCTTGGCAAGCTCGACTTCTGCGATAAACTGTGCTTTTGCATCTTTGCCTGTGTGTGTGATGATCTGTCTCATTGTTTGACCTCCTGTGTTGTGACCTGTGTTTGTTTTGATGATGTAAGTATAACTTACCTATACAAAGAAGTCAACCCCTTTCCGGAAAGTTTTTTGAAAGTTTTTCAAAAAAATAAAGGGCATCCCGTCTGGAATGCCCTTGCCCCCACAGGTCTATGACTTTGTGGCAGGTCTGTAAAAAACGTGTCGCTATTTGACACTTCTTCGAGAGGTGTTGCGACTTCTGACAAATGAGCGGTCTAGTGAATCTGGAAGCGATCGATCGTCTTCCCGAACGCTCCGGCGTATCCATCCTGTCCGCCGCTTGTCTCGGCGTTCCTCTGGAACGAGTAATAGGCCTTGTTGACAGGGCTAACCCTGTAGCGTGCGACACTGCCGCCGGCCCCGGAAAGGATCACTTGCACGGCGTCGATCGGCCGGCCATTGCCTGCGTAGCCTCTGACTGGATCGGCCCAATTATATCCCGTTACATAGGGCAACCACTTGCCGCCTTTTACGTGCACACGGTATTTGACCGTTCCACGGTTTGCCTTGATCGCTATGTCTGTTATGGCCTTGCCTCTTACTCCAGCGTAGTCCGACAAGTTGGTGACGGCCGGCCACGTCTTGCCACCGGCCCGCACGGAATAGGTAAACGTGACAGCCGGCGCCGATGGCGTGACCGGCTTCGCGCCTATCTTCGCCTTGAAGCTCTTCCATATAGATTCATTCGACGGGAGCCACCCAGCCCACCCGGGACAGCGTTTTGCGCAAACGTCATAGTGACGTATGACGCGATCCGGGCCGATGTTATACCTTTTCATAAGAGATAACGTGAGCGTGACGACATTGGAGATCGTCGCGTCCGGGATCTTGCCGCCTGCGGAACACATCTCGATCGAGATCGAGTTCCCGTTCGTGCACTTGCCCCAAAATGGGGCCGGGCCGTACTTGACGCCGACGGCCCACGCTGTGTTCGCCGGATCTACGACCTCATACACATACGCCGTGTCGACGAAGTAATGAGCCGACGCTCCTCGCCTAACCGAGCGAAAATACGCGGCGTTCCCGGCCGCCGTGTCCGTCTTGTTACCAGTGTAGTGAATGACTATATACTTTCGGCCGGTGTTGCCGCGTGTATAATTGACCCGTGTGTGATCCTTAATCAGCTGATAACCCATTCTCGATCACCTCTTCCGTGTCGGCCTTTTCTGATCCTGCTTTGAGCCGCATCATAACGATGTCGCCCTCCATGGCGGCCTGTGTGAATGAGTTGTTTTTCCACCAAGCGGCGAGCGCGGCGAGCGTAGTCGCCACGAGCGAGACGATCTGCGTGATCGTGTCGCTATCAATCGGGAGCGGGCTTTTCCCGATGATTGCTAGAAAGCTGTTGATGATTGTCAGCACGAGGATGATCGTCCTCGATACAGTTCCGATGTTTGGCTTCATTGCTATCTCCTCTTTTATAAAAAATCATTGTCTTGCAAACATTTTTCATAGACACGTTCGACGTTCTTGATCGCGAGCGTGGCCTTGCTGTTATGGAACTCCGGATGTGCGGAACAGTAGGCCGAGTATCTGTTCACGTCCTCGAGCATCTGGTCGAAGTACTCTTTACTGTGGCGGACGCCTCTCGTGATCTCGTCCGAGCATCGCAAGATCCGAACGCGAGACGTCGTCGCCACTGATCGAGCGAGCTCGTCCTCAATCCCTGTGACTCTCTCGTTGAGCTTGTCAAGTGATACCTTGACCTCGTCCTTCTTGTCCGCCTTTGCGTCGTGGCGTTGTATAAGGAACTCGACGAAGGCAAGGAACGCGCCGCCGAAAACTACTGATAATAATACTGTGAGATCCATTACTTCACCCACGTTAAATAGACCCGAAGCTTCGTGTCGGAGCTCGTGGCCGTCGTGCTGAGGTTTGCCGCCGAGCAATAGACTTTTGTCTGATCTGTATAAAGCTGATACACATTCACCCAAGTGTTGCGCGTCGTGCCAATTATGTACCAACCGCTGATCGAACAATGAGTATAGCCGGACGGCTTCGTTATCGTCGCCGACTTCCCGGAGACGTAATTCGACGCGGCGATCACTCCGATACTTATTTCCGTATAATTTGTGGTGAACCCGCTGATCCCGGCTGTCGCTCCCGTGTCGATCCCATCGAGCTTCTTCTTGTCGGCGGCGCTCATTAGACCGGCCTCCGATTGCGTGGCGGCGCTATGCGGTTTCAGATCAAACAGCGTGCGGCTCTCTGTATCATCCCATATCTTCACATGGTCGTCGTATACTATCAGACCGATTAAATCATTGACTTTTCCTGTGTTATTGCTGTTTTTGCAAGTAGCGTATAACGCCCATATCTGTGCGGCTCCACTTGTGGCTACCATGTTAGCATTCATGCCAGTAGCATAAGTTACCGCCTTTAAGTTAGCCGCCGCATTCGCCGCCGTCGTAGCTCCCGTTCCACCTCTTGCGATCGGCAATGTACCAGAAGTGATATCGCCGGCGTCGGTTGTCTTTGCGGCGTCCAGAAGATCGCCGAGCGTGTCCCCGTCGATAAACACGTTATTTTTCGTGCCATTAACAATAATATCTCCATCAACCAGTGACAACTCTGAAGCCACCCCAAGATGCACACGGTTAGGAATTATTATACTGCCAAAATCTCCGTTCCTATAATATTTAATACACGCGGATTTCTGTGGAGTCCCGCCTCCGCCGCCAAGATCCCCATCATCATAGAAATCTACTTCCATTTCTGTTGTAGCGCCCAGTTCATAGGAATAAAACTTTATGCAGTTTTTTTCAAAAGTGGCAAGCTTTGTGTCTTCATCATCCATGATATCAACAGAGTCGGCGTCAATGTACACGTGGCCCCCGGCCGGGTTCCCGATCGTCGCCGTTCGCCCGTATACGGCCGTTGTGCATACTTGCCAGTATGTGCCATCATATTGGAAGATAACCGTACTCCCGGCGCTCCAATAGGCATATAGGCCGCCGTTCGTCATGATTGGCGTCGCGGCTGATCCGTTCACGCTGAGAGTCGGAGCCAAGGCCGTGTTCTCGTTTTCAAACAAGACGGCGATCACTGTCCCCGGCGTGCTAGCCGCCTCGTCGCCGTTCGCAACCTTGGCCGCTACGTCCGCCGCCGTGGTCGACGTTAGGCTTGTGATTTTCCGGGCCGCTCCCGCCGCGCTAGCCGCCGCTTTTGCCGCCGTCTCGGCCGTGTCCTTGGCGATCGTGGCCCTCTCTAAGCTCTCGTTCGCCGCTACCGCCGCCGCATCGGCCACCGTGTTGTCAGTTGGCGGTGCTGTCGCGTTGCCGACGGCCCACGCCCTACCGCCGCCCACCCGGATCTGTACCACGTCCCCCGGGGCGGCGTTGATCGTCTTGGCGACCGGCGTCTCGTCCGTTCCGCCCGGGATGTGCACCCAGAGCGTATCCTCCTCGACTCGTCGAACCGTCGCCTGTGTGTCGAACGCCTCAGTCCCCTTCTTCTGTGCCAGTGCGTCTGCGAAGTCTTTCGCTAGTTTATCTATTGTTACCATTCGGCGACCTCCTCCGTGACTTGTGCTCCGTGTGTTAGCTGAATCGTCTGTGACTGGATTGAATAGAGTCCGACGAGCCCCTGTCCGGGATAATGCAGGCTGATCACGTCGCCGACTCTGATCCCGGGGTCGAATCGCCGCTTGTAGCTGATCGTTTTCGCATACGCCTGTTCCTCAGCGAGACGCCGTCGCGCGTACTGCTCCAAGCTCTCGCCGTCGTTTAGTTTTGCCTCTGTCTCCTCATCCCAGACCTCGCGGCCTCTGCTCTGAATCGACAAAAGACTGTTCGGATCTTCATCTCGTGCGATCGCTACGGAATCCCCGGAGATCGCCCGGAATACGTTCGGACATTTGAACCAGTCAGCCCGGAGCCCGACGCTCGGTTCGATCACGTCGTTCGCGAGTCCGAAAAGCGCGACCGGCCGTTCCACAGGCGGGCCGATCTCGATCCTCCCGTCTCCGGAGATCCTCAGCTTCCAGTTGATCGCGTCGAGCACTTTGAGCGCCATCGATAAACGTGTTTCCCCGCTCTCAGCGATAATGTGATCCGTTAGCGTTGGAGCATACTCCTCGACCACTATCGGCGCCGGAGACACGGATAAAAGACTCGCCGCCAACTCGGCCCCGTTAAAACCACGCGGCGCGAAATAGCCCCGATCCAGAAGAACGTCTTCGGCCGGTTTTAATACTGAATAGCACGCGAGAGGATATGTCTCCCGCGTGCCATCGATATCTTTTTCCGGGACGCTTGTGAGCCCCGTGAAAAGAGCTATATGTGCGGCGTCTTGCCCTTGTGCGGCGTCCAGATAGATTCTTATCCATCTCTCGCGCTGAGTGTCGAACGCCGTGCATTTAACATCTGCTGACTGCATTAGTCCGGAGCTTGACGCCGTGACTGATCCTTCCGTGATCTCGATTCTCTCGACGTCTCGCCATGTGACCGGATCGACGATCTGAATATAATAAGAAGAAGAAAACCCTTTCGCCCAGTCCATCATTCACCACCGCCTTCGATCCATTCGGCATAGGTCACGCCGTCCAAATTCTCGGCGTCGACGCGAGTGTACGAGAGAGAGAACTTCGCGATATGGCCACTCGAGTCATGATCCCGGCTCTCGCTGACTTGTATGTCGCAAGGGAACGATGACCCGTCCGGAATTCTCATATGGCAGATCCCCGCATACGCCGCAAGCTTGCGAAGATCTCGGATCGTGTCAGCGTTGGCCGTCTCGATTGCTAGCGTGCTCACCGTTCCCGTCCTGCTAACGGCCGGATTCCAGTCGCCTTGAATGGCCCCGCCGAGATACTGCGTCTCTTTGAAATCTTTAGCCCACGCGCTTGATACGTCGAGATCGTACTCGAGGAAGATCTGCGCGTCCGCGAAGTTGATGATTATGTATTCGGACTCGAGGATATCGTCATCGGATGATCCGAGGTCTGTCCATGCGAGTCGGCCGTCGGCTGTGATATAGTCGCCGTCGTAAGTGCGGAACACCACACGGTGGCCACCAAGCTCTCCGATCGCCGGATATGGATCGACATATTGAACGCCCCATGCTACGCCTTGAAGAATGAGCTCCGGCTTGTCGGCTGAGAGACGATAGATGTCGCACACGTCGCCCGTGAGCGCCCCGTTCGGAGCGATCGGCGTGATCTTGGCGATCGTGTCGCTGATCTCGACCGTGGCCGAGGGAACGAGCGCTTGATGACCCCAGTGTACTTCGTATTCTAGAGTCGCCGTCGCCGTCTGTCCTAGACTGTCTTCCGTCGTCGCGACAATCCGATATTGAGCGCCGTCGTCCATATTCCCCACAAGATCGGCCTGCGAGATGCTTATCGCGTCCTCGCCAAGCTGTGAGTATGTCACCACGGCCTCGCCTTCGTAGCCCTTGAAGATGCTTTCATCCGGCCTGTCTAGTCGATAGGACTCAGCCCTCTCGATCGCGACAGTCGTAGTCCCGGCGACGCCGGCTCCCGTTACCGTGATCGTGAGCGGGAACTCAGTCAACGCGAGAACGGTTCTCTCGTTCTCATCCTCGTCGACGATCGTAATCTCCTCCAACGACGTCGAGGTGATCTCGCACGATATCGGATCGGCCACCGCGATCGGAACAGGATCGCTCCACTCTGATCGTAAATTCGCCGTAGACGTAACTCTGACAGCGAGATAGTGCGTCGTCCCGGTTTCCCACAGGCTCGCCGGTATCGTGATTGACTGCTCTGTCGTCGCCTTTGCAATCACGCTCCCGTATGTGATCTCGTCGCCGGTGATGTCGGCTTCACATACTTCCGCGTAGCTTTGCGTCGTCCCGTCGGATGCGTCGAAATCCCATGACGCGACGAAGGATTGAGTCTGTGTCACAACGCCCGTTGATAGAGCTAGAATCGGAGTGCTCGGCGGCGAAGACAGATTGACCGACACTGCGTCGCTATAATCTCCGAATACTTCGGAGTCCGCCGTCGTCCGGATGAGCCTCACTCGGAAGTACCATGTGACGCCGGTCTCGAGCCCGGAGACCCTCACTCTCGAGGAGAATGTCCTGTTGATTCTATACGTGTTGGGCTCCTCAGTGCTTTCCCAAGCGTTCGGGTTCTGCGACCAACTGACTTCCGCCGCCGTCGAGCCGCCCCAAGTCCAATACCAAGTAAGCAAGACCTCGCCACGCGTGTCTGTCTGACTTGCTGTCACTCCGTCCGGCGGCATTGGAACCGTACCCGTCCCCCAGACGGTTGACGATTTCATGTTTGCGGTGACGGAATATTCTGTCTTCCCGTCGGCTCTCTGAGCCGATGTATACGTCCCTTGAAAAGCATATACTCCGAACTGAACGCTCTCGGAGCTTGACCATTGAGGGCATCCGACGATCGCCGACGTGCTCCCGTGTGCAATGATCCCACACACATACTCCGGGATTCCGGCAGTGCGGAACACGATCGCGATCCGGGAGTCGGGAACGCTCGAGTTATTCTCAGCCGTGACCGTCGCTCTATATGTTGAGCTATCCGTCTCAACCGACGTGAGCGTCGGAGCCGCAAGCGCCCCGGATCTCACGATCGCCGGGTTCGAGATCGTCTCGGTTCTGTCGTGAACCGCGATCACTCGCACCCACAGACATTGGTCGACTCCGACCGTGTTGTCGATCTGAAATTGAAGCTGATCGATCCCGCCCGTGTCGTTGAGCGTCGCCGCGTCATTCCAGCTTGCCCCGGCCGGGCATACTCTCCCGGATAGAGGCGTGTCGATCACCCACTGCACGATCGTCTTGTCGATCGGATGATCCACCGTCCACGGCGCCGTCCACGTGAATTTGACTGTCGTCGTACCACCGGCGACGGAAGACGTGATAGACTTCGCGTCGATCGTCGGCTTGTACGGCTTCGCGTAAACGTGTCGCGTATATCGCCACTCACCGGAACCGCGAGGGCCTCTCGATCGGACTCTGAACCAACGCGTATAAGAATCTAGCGTGAGCGTCTCTGTCTCCTCAGTGATCACCAAGGAAGAGGCACGGACGATAACCCCGGTTCTCCAACCTCTGTTCGCCGTGCTCCATCCTACCTTCGAGCCGTCTGTCACCTTGCAAGCTCGGATCAATACTGATTGATATTCATTATTTACAAACGGGCGATGGTCGTCGGCGTTGACAGTTGTATCCCAAAAAAACGTGCACCGGTTATCTCGCTCCTCATCTAGCTCGGCCCGCGTAGTTGGCACATAGGGCCGATCGATGTTAAATTGTCGAGTATTCCAGTCGCTCCATTTATAGGCATAGGTCTTGCCCGTTTTTGTGTCTGTCCAGTTTCCGCGCTTGCCTCTTACTCGGAATGAGATATATGCGAATCCTCTCTTTGTCGTCGGATAGAAATCAGACGCGGCCACCGATACAGTTCGCACCGTGGTCGTCCGGCCAATCGCCACGCTCTGCCACTTACTAATATTTGTTCGCCATTGGAATTCCTGCCCGCCGTTGTAATCCTTGGCCCCGCATTTCCACGTGCATGTGAAGCTCATGCCGCGCCGCGTGATAGTCAGCCCGGTCGGATAGGAAGTCTTCCCGCCGTCGTATGTCGTCGCCATTTACGCCATCCTCATCTGCATATTGAGCCGTCTCACGAAGCGATCAGCATATCGCTCGGGATCTTCGGCCCCGTTGACAGTTATGTTGTTAGTAATCTGTACATTCTTCCCACCGGACGCTTTTTTAATGTCGTCCATGAGGGCCTTCCGGCCGTATAAGATCTCGTCTCCAACCTCGCCAGCGCCGAACAAAGTCGCCTTGTTGAATAGATAAGGGTTCTCCATGGCCTTCGCGTACCAACTGACAGAAAACGAAGGTTTTTTGCCTTTTCCCCCTATTCCATATGGAGCTTTACCGCCATTAACTGAAATATGCGGCAACTTGAGATCGCTGAAGATCTTACCTATCGAAAGAGGGAAGAAGCCCTTGATCGTCCCTAAAATATTACTGATTGTTGTCTTCGCCGAATCGATCGGCCCCGTGATCGCTGACTTGATCGAATCCCACGCGTTAGTCGCTGTTGTTTTGATCGAATCCCAGACCCCGGAAACGAGCTCAATCAAGCTGTTGATCGGAGTCATGACCGCTGTCTTGATGGCCTCCCAAACTGACGAGGCCGTGCTCTTGATAGCGTCCCACATATTAGACGCCTTTGTCTTGATCGCGTCCCACGCTGTCGAGAGTAGCTCGCGCAAGTTGTCGATCGGCGTCATGACCGCCGTCTTGATCGATTCCCAGATCGAGGAAGCCTTTTCCTTGATGGAATCCCACAGGTTGCTTATTGTCGTCTTGATGCTAGTCCAGACTGTGACGGCCCACTCCTTGACGGCGTTGATCGGCCTCATGATCGCGGCCTTGATATTTTCCCAGATGATCGCGGCCCGCTCTTTGATCTGCGTGAATTTCTCGCTCATATACGTCGCGAACTCTTCCCACGCGGGAGCGACGATCGCAACCATCGCCAATACTCCCTTGACGATGCCTTCGAGAATGTTCTTCCCGATCTCGGCCCAATCGACCTTCTGAAATACTTCTTTGAGTTTGGCGATCACTTTCGCGATATAGCTCGGGATCTTGGGGATAGCTCTCAATACACCCGCGAGAAGCTGTCCGATCAATGTGAGACCGGATTGCAAGAAGCTCGGGAGCATCCGGGCAATAGCCGCGAGGGCGTTCTGTGCGAGATTAGCCATCGCCGCCAACCAGTCCGGGAGATTCCGGATAATTCCTTGCGCGAGCGTCTTGACTAACTGTCCGCCCTTCTCCATGAGCTCGCCCGTGTGTTCCGCAAAGTACCCGCCGATCTGTCCGAGTAGATCTCCGAGCGCCATCATGATACTCGGAAAACTGTCATAAAAAAGAGTCGCGATATTGCCAAGGCTCTCGAGGCCCTTCCCGATCGCGCCCATCCAATCGATATTCTCGAGGAAATCAATCAGCATAGTCCCGAGCTCCGAGATTTTAGCCGGAGCCTCAGCGAGCGCCGTCGTGAAAAAGCTCGAGACTTGCGTCCCTACCTCCGGGCCCAATTCTGTCAATACTGTTGAGATCGCGCCCGGGAGACTTGTCAGAATTCTCGTGACCATCGGAATGAAGTTCTTGATCACGAATGTCGCCGCCGTGCCTAGCACTTGCGTCAACGCCTCGCCCGGGTTCCCTTCGCCAGTTGCCAAGTAGGCCGCGAAGTTCTCGGCTGAGGCCTTCATCGCGCCGAGAGATCCGGTGAATGTGTCCTCGCTCTCTCGTGCGAAGTTGTTCTCATACTGAGACGTGCGATCCATGAACATCTGCATCGCGAGCTCGGCCTTCTCGGCGTTCGTCGCTGTCTTCCAATCGAAGTTCACGCCCTTTTCTAGCGCGTACGCTTGGAGGGTTGTCGCGGTCATGGCGACACCCAGATTGTCCATCATGTTAAAATTGCCCTTGGCCGCGCCTGCGATCGACTCCATGGCCATCTGTTGATCAATGCCCATGACAGAGGCGACGTCCGCCGCCCTCTGCATCGCGTCCGTGGTAAGCTCGAGGGCCCTCTGTTGCTCTATTCCCGAGCCTTGGAAGAGTGAACCCATCTTGTTAGCGGTCGCCATATAATCGGACGCGGATAGACCCATGTTCCTATAGGCCTCGCGGGCCTTGCTTTGCATCTGTTCCGCGTAGTCGCCGAAGACCGCGTAGGAACCTCCGAGATTCTGCTCTAACTCGCCGCCGGCGGACATAGCGTCCTTGAAGCCTTTGACGACAAGAGCGCCGATCCCTAGCTTGGCGATCGTGCCAACGATTTTTGAACCGAACGAGCTTCCGGCCGCCTGTCCGGCCAACGCGCCCGCCGACCGGCCCTCCGGCTCTAATACATTTGTAATGGCGCCGGATATCCCTTCGGCCTTTGGTATAATTTGAACATATGCCTGTCCAAGATCAGCCATTTCTATTTACCTTCTCGAAATAGGCTCGCCGGGCCCTGTCGAAATCCGCGCCCGTCTCGAAGCCTATGTATTCTGTATCTTTTTTATCGTACATAACATCAGCAAAAAATCGAGGCGCCGCCTCGCCCTTGCTGTGTGCTAGCACATATCGGATCGCCGTTAGCTCGTCCGCCGCCTTTGCCGTGCTGATTTCCAACGGAATGACGGTCACTCCGGCCAACCTCGATTTTATCCGTGAAGTATCCCTCAACCCCGACGCGAGCGTCGCCCGGGTTTTAACCGGAACGACGCTCAGATCATAGATTCCGTATGTTTCCGCGAAATCACAGACAAGGGAGTCCTCGTCTGTCGCTAACATCGTGGCAAGGGCAATTATTTTTTTGTGCTCTCGTCCTCACTCAACGCCGCCAATATGTCGGCGATCTCCTCGGCGATCTTATCAGCCGGGACGAATCCCTTCTTATTTCTCACGTGATCATAGAGCGCTTTCTTCTGTTCCGCGCCCAAGATCTTGGCGATCAGCGCGAACGACTCGCCGACGTCTCCCTTCTGCACTTGTGTCAGCGTCTCGAGAAATTCGGCGTCATTGAGTACGTCTGCATCTACCTCGAACGAGAATCCGCTTGATGTTTTACCCTTTACCATTGTAACCTCCTATTTACTGTGGCCCGATAAATTCCTTGTGTGTGTCGCCATCTGTACCCGGGAGCGCCTTGAGTGTCAGATTGTAGCCGACAGCCGTGTCGTCCTTGTATGTGATCTCGCCGAGCTCTGAGAGCTTGGCGTTCGGAAGAAGTACTCGTCTCAGCACTCCGCCGGTCTGGATCATGTCAACGACCCACACGTGGGCCTCTACCTCTTTTGAGTTGGCCTTGATCGTGACGCCTGTCTGAAGTGTGCCCGTGACGTTGGTGTCGCCATATACGGCCTTCAGCACATTGATATTCATCGCCTCGATCAGTGTGAGAGTCCATGTGTCTTCCTTCTCGTCCTGTGTCGTGAGAACGGTATCACCGCCCCAAGCCTTTATGTCTGTAGAACTCGGAGAGTTGGAGTTTGTCACGCCGTCCTCCGATACATATCCGAGCTCAACGAACGCGTTGTCAAGATCGGTCACCGCGTCCGTCGGAAGTGTCGTGCCGATAGGCGCCATAAATACGGCCCCGGACGCCTTGGGCTTTCCGACTGTTACATTTGTGGAAGTTGCCATTATGTTTCTCCTTTCAGTCGACGTATGTCACGACATAGACCGCTTGGTATCTATACCGTTTCGTCGACGTGTCTGTGAAATTATAATCAGAATTGAGATGTACGCCGCCAATCTCGTCGAGCTCGACGATCCTTTCCATGGCGGCCTTCACCTCCTCATTGAGCGCCGCCGCTTGTGCCAGTGATGGAGCGTAGGACTGAAGCGCCATCGTTGCCGTCGAAACGTGGTTGATCTTAGATGATCCAGTTTTCTCGATCAGCACGAACGAGCCTTCTCCAACATCGTCTTCCATTGTGCACGGGACGTCTAACTCGCTATTCAGATAATTAAGTACAATAGTTTCTATCATCGCATTCTCAGCCCCACGGCGCCGAGCGCCTTTAACAGCGTATTTTTCTCATAGTTCTCATGAGCGGCCTCCGCTGTGTCCGGATAGACGTTAGCGATCGACACGAAGCTCGCGTCGTGGACTCGTACTCCATACCCAGATCCGGCGGCTCCCGCCACCGCGTGCCCGGCCTCTCCGAGCGCCGTCTTCATCTCCGGCGACTTCATGAGCTCATTGAGCCCCGGTAAATTTAACTTGAATGTTACGCTAGCCATAACGCTCGACCTTCACCTTTCCGTTCCACGAGAGCGGAACGAGGTCGTCGATCCACTCCCGTCTGAAATCATACGCCCGGAATGTCTCACCGAAGAACGCGACCTTTCGATCCTCCCATACGTGCGTATCGTCTTTTGGGATCGATAGCTCGTACACGATCTTCTTCCCCGTTAGGTTGAGTTCGCTTAGAGCTTGATCAGACGACACCGGAGTCACGAGCACATTCTTGACGGTCACCGGCTCTTCACTATATACGGGATGACGAAACTCGTCGACTCCCGTCTGTGTTACTTCGTATAGAACGACGTCGATTCCGTGTATCATGAAATCACCACCATATCCTCGAGCGGGCTGTGCGATCCGATCTTGTCGCCGGCACCTAGTAACTTCTTCTCGAGCCGGCCGAGATAGAGCTCGCCTGTCGAGCCGTTGCTCATCGTCCATGACTGACTGTATCCGCCGGCCGAGATCGTTCCCTGTGTCGCCCCGGCCGGGAAATCAATACTTCCGTCGCCCATTGCCCGGATCACCATTCGACAAGACACAACCAACTTCGCCGCGTCTGTCGCCGCCGCGTTATACGCGTCTATGATCACCGCCGCGTCGTCGAGTTGTGTCGAGCATAGAGCTCGCTCCTCGGTGCTCATCTGCCTCGTCATGCGGTTTTGTACGTCTTCGACCGTTGCGTATGCCATGATTTACCTCTTTACCTTCCTCGCCGGTCTCTTTGCGGGCTCTTTCGCCGCCGGAGAGACGACCGGAGCGTGTCCGGCCGCCTTGTATTCTTCGGCGCGATCATCCGCCACCCACATGATTGATCCCGTGAGTCTGTTTACGAACTTCTGCATATTTAGTCAGTGATACGATTGAAACAAGTTGTATCGGCGCGGAAACCGAGCTCGATCTCAGCTCTCACGGCGAACATGTTCTGCTGGAAGAGATAGATCGGGTTGTTATTAGAGTCGAGAAGTGTCGCGTCCTCCGAGTAAGAGATCTCGACGCCTTCAACTGTTCCATAGAGCGCCTGTGTCCAGTCACCGGCCACGCCGACGACGTTCGGTGTTCCTGCCTTATACGCGCCCTTGCTGATTGTGACGGGAGATCCGAGCACTACCGGGATCGCGCCCTCTGCCACGCTGTTGATGAAGAGCGGCCGCTTCTGCTGATCTGTAGCCGCGAGAAGGATTCCCTTTCCTACCGGAGAGAGGGCGATCCCGTTCATCGCGCCGCCATGTGCGGCGATATCGCCGTCGGCCGCCACGAGTCCTGCGTATGCGTCCGTCCCGATGCTCTGAGCCGTACATCCGGCGAATGTGTCGAAGTTTGATCCGGGAGCGGTTCCTGCGAATACTGTCGCGTCGAATTTCGCGCCGAGGGCTCTCGGAAGTCTCTCGACCAGTGCATCATAGAGAGATGCGACGTCACGTCGGAATTCCTTACTGAACGGCACGATCACGGCCAGTTTATACGCCTGCATGATCTTTGTCTCGAGCCCCGGATCTGAGACCGGCTTCGCGTTGGTCTCGCCAACCCATGCGGCCTCCGGATCGGAAGTGATTACGTTGATCGCTGTTCCTCTGCCCGGGAGAGAGATCTGTCGAGACAGTCTCATGACAGCGGATTCTTCCTGTGTTTTCTGAAGAATCTCCTGTGATACGTCAACCGGGAGTGTGATGTTAGTTCTATTTGTTGCTACTCCTGCCATTTTTTTGTCCTTTCTTTATTAGCCGAGGAACTCGCTCGCCCACTCGGCGAACTGTTGCCTCGTCGTCTTTTTGCCTGTGTTAGCCACCTCACCGCCGTCCCTAACTTTAGGATAGCCGCCCGGTCTCGCGAACTCGAGGATCGTCTTCGCTTGTGCGATACATTCCTCTTCGCTTGTGCCCGTTAATAGGCTAGCCGGGACGCCGGCCTCACTAGCGACCGATTCGCGCATAGACCGCAGTAACTCGGCGTTCCGCATCTCATCGAGCTGTGTCTGCAATGCGTCGCCGCGCTCGATTGCCTTCTGCAATTCGCTCTTCGAGCTCTCGACCATCTCATCATATTTTCCGGCCTTCTCTTTGAGTGCGTTATAATCCGCCATGTCTGGATATTTAGCACGCTCTCTTTTTAGCCGTTCCCCGATAATCGTGTCGACTTCCTCCTGCGTAAAGGTTTTTTCGGTTGTCTCGATCGCTTTTTCTTCCTGCTTTACAGTTTCCATATTGTGACCCTCCTATGAGTGAACCGCGATAGGCTCGCGTCGCCATAAATAAAAAACACGCCCGTCGGCGTGTAGTTACCTTGTATAAATTTCACCAAACTCTCGCCGGAGCGCGTTGATCCTTTCCTTCGGCGTCCCCGATTGCGATTTATAGAGGTTGAGATATCTCTCTGGATCATATCCCTCGACGTTGAAGTCGTCGCTGAACCTCACCCCGTACGCACAATCACAATTCGCGTGTATATGCTCGGCGTGGCCGTTCTTGAGCGTCTTTTCGCTGACATGTTGCCAACCGTTAGACGCGAGCGTGATGCAGAACGGGCAAGTTAGCCCGGCCGGAATCCACGCGACTTCAGCCCCGTCCCTCTTGGCGTTTAGAAGCGTCGTGTCTTGCCCGGTCTGTTTAACGAGGCGCCCGAGCGATCCGGAGATCAATTCCTCATTTTCGCTGATTTTTAGCACGCCATTGATCGCCTTTGCAACCTCGCTATATTCGGGAGTAGGCGCCGGCATGGCCGCCGGGAGTGTTTTCCCGGATAACGCCGCGAGTGCGTCATAGAACTCACACGCGGCCTCAGCCGCCCCCTCTGAGTACTTCGTGACAAGCCCGTACGCGTAATCGATCAGATCTTGCCGTCGGATCTTGTCAAGGCCAACGCCACCGAATAGCCCGTTTTTGTTGAATACGGCATCCCGGAATTCGTCGGCCGCCTTCTGGCTGATATTTCTCAATAGGTTTCTATATTGTACCCATTCAGACATACGCATAACGTCCATTATGGCCTCACCGCCTTGTCATCAATAAATCAACCGCGATTATCACTGTTGTGTCATCCCTTGCAATACCGCCACTCCTCTCGCTCGCTGTTCTTGTGCGCGTATGCGTCGAATGTCGGCTTGATCGAACCCGATCATCTCCAAGAAGATGTCAGTATTGGCGAAGTTTTCACGCGCTGAGGCGATCTTGATCGCCGCGTCCGCCGTGGATGCAACCGACGGCATAGCCGGGTTCTTGAAGTGTGCCACGACGTCCTTCTGTTCCTCTGTGAGCGCGTCGATCGTCGTGTCGTTGGCGATCGCCAAGGCCATAAGCGCGATCATCCGGAGAGCGTCGCCGTTCCCGGTGTTCAGCTGTTCCGCCATCGTGATCAGCGTCTGAGTCTGAGCCATGACCGCGTCGGCCGACGTCGGATTCGCGTCATTGACGACGCCCGTGTCGGTGACGGATAGACCTGTGGCCGCTGAGAACTGAGTCGCCAAGACTCGAACCATCTCCACATGAGAAGCTATATTCCCCTGTGGCAACTGTCCGAATGTCGGCTTCTCGCCCGTCTCCGGGTTGACCGTCGCCGCGAGGATCGACCCGACATACTGTTTGAATTTATGGTCGATGATCGCGTCGAATTGATCGTCGCTGACTCCAAGGATGTACTTCTGAGGCGCCGTTGAGAACTCTAACGAGATCGTCGCGTTGGCTATCGTCCGAACATAGCCTTGGATCAGCCGCCGAACCGGCTCTTTTATGCGAGACCGGCCGAACGGTTTAGTCGACGTAGAATTCCACACGAGCGGCTCCATGAGAGGCCGCCCCATCCTGTGAGGGTAAGGCGTAGCCCTCCACACGTTATCGTCGCCGTGCTCGAGAACCCAGATCGCCTCATCCGTGTAGATGTTAATGAGAGACGGTTGCCACACGAGGGCCTCCTCGTCTGTCGGAACCGTGTCTATGATCGCGAAACCACAATCGATCCTTCCGGCGTCTCCATCCCATAGGGCCGCCGCTGTTTGCGGGCTGTGGAATCGGATCTTACATCCGGCCTCATCGTCCGCCGATAAGGTTGCGAACGAGCATCCGTATTTGAGTTCGTCGCGGCACGCCTTCATATACTCGGCGATCAGCCGATTATTCGTGACGATCCCCGTGAGCTCTGCGACCTCAACGCCATTAGTCCCCACGAATCCGTCGAACATGGATCTCGACGCGAGCACGTCGACAGCCTTAGCACCCCACGAACACGCGATCTCGAGCTTGCTGAGTCCATCCGGGAGTGCGATCCCGAGATTTACTTCGCCAAGGCTCACCTTGCCCTCATAGTATCGCTCTTTTTCTGCGTTCTTTAGCTCATGCTTGTTATACGTCTCGAGTAGTTTCTGGAATTTGTCCCTCGTGTACTCGTCGAGTCCGACAACCTCACCGGCCGAAATTGATAGTATCATGTCTTCCCTCTCATCCGATCCTCATCTTTTTACTTGGATCTCTCTTCGTTTTTTTGGCGCCCCATAGTGCGAGCGCACACGCCTCTAACGGCGTCGCGTTCTCGCCGCCGAAGCCCCATCCGCCGCCGATCGGCCTCTTGATCGACGTGATCGCACTCTCGCGAAGCGCTTCTTGCGGTTTGTACCACGTGAGCGACCGTTCCGCGACGCCATTAGTCAGCTCACCGACCGCCGCGACAACATCTCGCGCATTCGGCCGGATCACAGAGCCGCGAACTCGCCACGTGCTCGCGATTTTGTCAATTAACACGTCGACCCCATTCCGGCCGTCGATCACCACACAAGAGGCGCTGTGATAGCGCGCATTAAGCCAGTCCGCGAGCCATTGCGTCCCGTAGCCGGTCGGTCTCCTCTCTATTAGCGAGATCCTAGCCGGGCCCTCTTTTGGCACTACCGCGCCACACAGACAGACTTCCGATCCGTCTGAGGAAAACTTGACGCCGTAAGCTGTTTTTCCCTCCGGTTTTTTCTCCTCGCTCGCGCACGCATCCCACTCGTCGGCGTTGATAGCATAGTCTTCTTTATGCTCGAGCACGGGAGCCCACCACCCGAGTCGCTCTCTCGCGAATCCGTCCTTTGACATCGATCGCATCTCCTCAGCCGTGAACTCCTCATCTAGCCGGACGCCGAGCGCCGGGTTCGTCATATACCAGAGAGTTTCGTCTTCCGTGTTGATCTCATCGACGCTCTTGGCCTCGACGCTCCACTCGTGCCATGAGTCGTGTTTCCCCGGATCGTTGAGACATACCGTCCGGCGACGTCTGAACACCTCGCCGGGACATCCGGGATACGGCGGCGTCCCTGTGTATATGATCTGCCTCGTCCCTGTCGCGCTCGCCGACAGTGTCGCCATGATCGCCTCGACTTGATCGTCTGTCAACTCTTGGGCCTCGTCGTAGACCACGAGCGAGATCCCATCGAAGCCTCGGGCCGCCTGTCTGGATCGCGCCGAGAACTCGATCGTTCCGCCGTTGTCGAGCTCGATGCACTCCTCGCCGTTGGTATATCGAATCTGCTTGACGATGTCCGTAACCTCCGGATGTCTCTTATCTGTAAACATGGCCGCCAAGCGTCGAAAACTCTTCTTGGCCGTCCGGACTTGATGGGCCGTGTGCAAGATCCTCTCACCGTTGACCACGAGCCCGAAGAACTCGCGGGCCTCGAGGCAGACGTTCTTCCCGTTCTGTCGCGGAAGTGTCAGCCCGCCAGATGTTACGTTATATTTGCCGCTCTCGTCTCGGCCTAGCCAACAATCGACCGTGTCGGCTTGCCACTTGTCGAGCGTGACCCCATACTCACGCATGAGAAGGGCCGCGTCCTCTCCATCTGTAGAGACGCGATCCGGCTCTATTTTGATTCTCGGCTCTTGTGATCCTGTCATGCCTCTTTACCGTGTTTTGATCTGACAAGTTGGAGCACTGTCTTCGGCGTGTCGATTTTCTCAGCCTCGCTCTCGGCCGCCTCTTTTGGAAGGTTAGAGAATATCAGATTGACGCCGGCCATGTACGACTTCCACAGGGCCGAATATCCTTTATACAGAGGGTTCTCGCGAAGGCCCTTCTGCCCGCCGCCGTTATCGTATGGGATCACGACGCTCGTCCCCTTGATCGTCTCTCTCGTCTCGTCTAGCTTGGCCTTCATCCAAGCGACGTTCTCGATCACCGGCTCGAGTGCGTCGATCTTGCTCTGTTTTACATTGCAATCAAAAAGCAGAGACGTGAGTCTCTGCTTTTCTTCCATTATGTATTCAGTATTCATTTTATTATTGGTATTTCCCTTATGAACGTAGATCTGTATTCATCTATAAATTCTGTCATATTGATAGCTTTTCCGTCATCTTTGAGAATGATGCATGGCCCGTCACCGCCGATCATATACTGGTCTGCTTTCGCTGAGAATAAATACCCAGTATCGTACTCATCACAAGCGTCTATGCTTGGCTTCAGTTTTTTGGCTATTTTGTACGCTTCTCTGTAATCAACCATCCGATTTTCCCCCTTCTGTATTTACTATATCATTTATTTCGCCGGTGTTACAAATCTTTTTGCTCGTTCTGAGAATTTGAGATTATCCGTCCGCACGAGCGAGACCATCGACGGATCGACAGATTGCATCGTATAGTTTATGTCTTTAATACGCCCGGTCTGTGCCTCGATATATACCGTTTTCCCATTTTGCCGTTCTACGTTGAACACATGACCACCACGGCCGCGCTTGTAAAATATCTGCACAACGCCGCGAGAGCCTTCTCCATAATCTGCCATTTGCTTATCGATATTGTTGAGAACGCCGCCGGCATCTTTAGCGCTGACATCTTTCGGCTTCGCGTCTTGGAATGCCCCCATCCAACGGCCTCGCGCCACGTTGCCCTTCGTGTCCACATATGCCACACGGCTGAGCGTGTCGCCTTGATATGTGGGCTGTGCTTCAACGTCATACCCGCGTCTTCTTGCCTCATACGCGACGACACAGCGCTGACAGTTTTCGGAAAACTCACGATAATCTCCACTATAATTCGGGTTCGTTCCAACGAGGGAGTCTCCCATCGTTTTCGGCGCCCCTTTTTTGCCCAACGCTTCCTTTAGATTTTCATGATTAACGAATCCGGGCCCTTTTCCCCATTTGCCTCTCGGCGTTCTTACCAATGCGCGTCCACCCTTGCTTTTACCTCTGCCCATTTTTACCTTTCCTTCTTGTCCGGGAGCGAGCCCCGTCTCTCCTCATAAAATGACGGGACTCTAATTATGTTTCCCTCTAGTCCATCTATCTCTGATCCGTATAATATAACGGCCGTAGGATCTAGCCGTCTCATCATCTCTTCATAGCCTTTCCGGAACAGGCTGTCATTCTTGCCATTCCAGTCGTCGTCGTTGGTCACGCCCACCGATGACACGGCAACCGTCGACCCTTTCGGGATTCCCAGAAAACAATACTCATACGATTCTTCGTCGCCCCAGACTACATCCGGAATCACGTCGATCCCTTTTTCCTGCCAGTACGTTCCGCACCACTGCCGGCGATAGCAAGAGAGGATCTGCAACGCTCGCGGGAAGTCTGTATACAGAGAAAAGTCCGGACTGATCACCGCTTTGAACTTCCTCAGCTTGTCGATGTAGAGATCCGGCTCCCTCCACGCGTTGATGAACTTGAAGTCATCATAGAAAAAATGAGCGATATAATTCTCGTGATCCTCGATCTGATTGAAGTCACAGAATCGAAGCAACTTGTCGCCGGCCGTGCTCGTGGGCGCCATGTTCGGGATACCATACCAGTTATCGGCCGAGTATTGAGCCTTCGTGTAGTTTTCAAAAACATTTCTTCGGAGAGAAGGCTCGCGGTCGTCGATCACAGGCTCCTCGAGATCCGGGAGCTCGAAGCCGAATTGCTCCATATCGATCTCCTCGATGTTCTGAAGCTCGACCTCTAACAGATCCGGGTCGAATCCCGTGTCCATTGTCAGTTTGTTGTGAATAAGCGTATAGGCGCGCCTCTGCTCGTCTGTGAGGCCGTCGAGCCGTATCACAGGAACGCTCGAGAGGCCCATGTCGAGCGCGGCCATGTATCGGCCATGTCCCTCGACGATCTCGTCGCCCCATATGGCGATCGGATCGTTGAATCCGAACTCTTGTATACTCTGTTTAATCTGCTCGATCTGATCGTCCGGATGGAGCTTTGCGTTGCCATCATACGGCCGGATCTTGTCTGTCGATATATACTCAATTTTTAGCAATTTTTACCACCCAGTGCTTTTTCGGGAGACTCGCGGGTATATCAGCGCTGGCGGCTGAGGATTTAGCGCCAAGGCCGTCCCTCGGGTTCCCTCCCCAGACCTCTCGCCGCGTCTCTCTCGGCGTCGTCGCTCTACCAGTTGCCGTCGCTCTCGTAGTTTTGGCGGCTTGCGGCCTTTGCGCGTTCCCTTTCTAGCTCTACCATTGTTTTCGCCGCCTTTGCGGCATTACAACATCGGTGAGCCGCTTGGAGGTTCCCCCAGTCAGCGGCCGCCGCCGCTTTTGATTCGTAGCCGAACTCTCTGTACCTTGAGACTGGATGTATCTCATCAATTACAAAAGATAATGGATGCTTTGCGTCGCTTGGCTCGTCATAATGGATCTCTCCGAGCCGGCCGTGACAGATCCCACACGGCGCGTTCATGGCCTTGAATCTTGCCCTATACTTGCGGCGTTGGTTGCCGTTCTTGTATCGTGGGTTCCCTCGGCTTGTTTGATCCCCCCGGTTCATTCTTAGGCCCCCCTGTCTCAGCACATGGCCCCCTTACTTAACAGAGGCCCCCGGGTCTTTTCTTGGCCCGTGTTTTTACACATCCCCCCACTGTATTGAGTTGGGCCGCCGAAGCGGCCCGTGTCGGAGGTTGTACAGAGAGAGAGCGGCTCTATCGAACCACTCTCACACTAGCATCATACACCTTCGTCTTGTGCCCTTTTGTGCCCTTCGAACTTCTCCGGATATTTTTTCTCGAACGCTTGCAAGGCCCGGCCGTGGATCTTGTAGGCATATCGAACTCCACAGCCCAGATATTCGGCGATATAACGCATTGGTCTATTTGTCACATATGCCATGAATAAGAGCTGAACATGATCTGGATCGTCGAGCGTCTGGATCTCTCTCGCCCTTTTATGTCTCTCTTCTTGCAGGGCCTTTACATCCTCAGCAAGCTCGGCCTCGAGCGCGGCCGCCTTGTCAATCAACCGCGTGAAGCCTTGGCCGTCCGGAGACGTCTGTACTAGATCGGCCTTGATCTCGAGCGCGGGCACGCACGCCGCTTCTTCTCTCAGCCTGTCGATCTCCTCTCTCTTTTGTTGTATCCGGATCTCGAGCATCCGGATCTCCATCAAATATTGTTTAGCGCCCATTTTTTCAATTCCTCGCTGATCCTGTCCTCGAGCTTGCCCTTAATATAGCCCGCCTCGACTCGCGTCAAGGCCCTATACCATCCACTCGCGAAAAACTCGTTGACTTCCTCGAGCATATCTTTTTTGTGCCATCGAATGCATTTTGTTTTGTACGAGTCCTCGTTCCGCTCCGGATGTAGCTCTAACCATTCCCGACACATCACATAATCGCTCGCCGCCATCACGATGATCGCAAGCGCAAGACCGTCATAATCCTCATGCTCATAGCTACCATCTAATAACTTTCTGCCCTGCATCTCTCTCGTGCTCCCAATTCTTACACCATGTTTTTACTTGCGGCCTTGCCGTTTTAGAACATCGGACGCCCTCGTGTGCTTGATAGCCCCACTTACAATTCTTGCAATCATGCCTCATTTCCATCTTTTCTCACCCCGTATAAAATCGCGTCGTCCATCTCTTTTTCTAATGCCCCTATAGCCGTTAGCGCCCATATAGCCAATATGAGGGCATCTTCCTCGACACGGCAAGACTTCCCTGCCTTTGCATTTTCGAGCACCCTCTCGAGACTCTGCGCGGCCTCTGCGTATGTCATGACTCACCCTCCCACGGATTAAGCATCTTCGATAGTGTCAACAGTTCCCGTCTGATTCTTTTTATGTCATCCTGTTTTCGTATATGGTTTTCCATACCAGACCAGTAGCCTTCTTTTGAGTTCTGGATCTCGAAGTCTAAGCGATCCATAAGAGTCATGCAAAACATAGATTGCTCTTTTATTTTGTTCATGTTGCAATTTCCCATCATTTTTTACCCCTCCTGTTTCACCCAAAACGCGCAGTTGTATCTAACCATCTGCCCCGGCTTTGGCTTCATCTGGCACGCAAATTCAATGCCACAATCGTTGCAACTGCCGCACTCTTGTATGTTTCGCAGTGCAATTAGGCTACCAAGAATGTATGCTGTGTTCGATATTGCTTCGTCCAGTTTGCTCATTCTTCACCATCCTTGTATGGTTCTGGCAGTGGCAACCATGCCGTGACCCTCCAATAAGCTCTTCTCCCTGTGAGTGTCCATGCTTTAGCATTCTGTTGATAAGGCACAACTGTTGTCCTTCTTCCTATTCCATCTAAGGCAGACACAAGATATATACCACTGTTTTCCGGCAACTTCTCACTGCAAGGAATCCAGTGAGGCTGTTCGATGGTAGGAGCATCACTTATCATATCTGCAACTGTATCACCGTGTATATATCCTGTCGGGCTAACCGCCATCATGCCATTAAGATTAACAAACAGCTCATCAGCGTCTATTAGTCTCACGCTTTAACCCTCCTGTTCCATGCGTCTATTGCTTCCTGCAATGTCGCTTTTTCTGGATAAATCGACCCTCCACAGTTAAAGCATTTAACACCGAATTTCTCCTCGGTTTCATCGTCTACTACTGTTTGCGGATGTTTGCCGCAAAAAGGGCAACGCTTCAGCAATCCATTACTCATCCCTGTTCACCTCTCAAAAATTCATCCAGTCTCTTTGTGCATTCTCCGCATAATTCGTAACTGTACTCAGCATAATCATGACCCGACAAGTTCCCGTAGAATAACTTTATTTCTCGAAACTTTTTCAGCTTCTTTGCTCTCAATATTGCCGCCCACTTTTCATTTCTGTATTCAAACTGCTTTCCGCATCTATCGCATGTTATGAAGCTATATCTTCCCATCGCCACTCCTTTATTCCTGTTCACCTCTCCGTCAATCTCATGTATGCTCCGTTTCTGTCGCAGTATGCGTCATCGCCATCACGATGAAAACAAGGGCACTTCTCTTCCATGCACGGCATAAACGCCTCGTTGTAATAGTATTCTCCCTCGACCGTCAGCGATTTCACGCGCTCACCGTGTACTCTATACGGGCATGGTTTTAATTTACTCATTCCTGTTCACCTCGCATATCGAATATCTCCGTGTTGTATAATGCTACGTATCATCCAATCGTAACCACAGAATCCTTTTGACTTCCTCTCTAGTTTTCTAGCTTCATTAGCTGTCATTCGTGTGGTTGTAACACAAGCAGTCCATCCATCGTCCCACCTGTGATAGAACGACTTGT